AAATGATTGAGTATGCATTAAACTATCCTCTTTCGGTCGCATTGCTTTGGGTCCCTCATTGCCATAGATGGGATGGACTCTCCACAGATAGAAAAAGAGGTTGTGGAAAACCAATGACGAGAATAAAAGGAACACTTTTTCGTTGTAATGAATGCGATATTACAGAGCATAGAACCTCTCAAAGACATGCACTATTATCTATGGGATCTGAAAGTCTTTTGATCTCAGGAGGAAACAGAGCAGGAAAAACTCAGATTGGGGCTATGTTATCTGTTGCCTGTGCAGCAGGGAGAAATGAGCCATGGGTATCGGATTGGCTGATACTTAATAATTTACCTAAAGACATTGTCCCAGAAAAGCCCTCAACTGTTTGGTGTGCATCCCTAAGTTATAAAGATGGGATTGAATATCTAAGACCAAAGATAGATCAGTATCTTCCTAAAGGATCAAAAAAAATACGATGGAATTCTCAAGATCAAGCTGTTGCTCTTCTTCCAAATGGAGGAAGAATTGTAAATAAGTCTTGCGATAGTGGGAGAGATGCTTTTCAAGGCGCTGCTGTGAGTTTGGTTTGGATCGATGAGGAGCCAAATGACGTCGGTATCCTAGATGAGTGCTTATTAAGAACTGTAGATCTAAAAGGAAAAGTTATAATTACAGCTACTCCTTTAAAGGGCCTTTCTTGGATGTTTGAGAGATTTGTGGAAAACCCTGCAAAAGGTTTCGAGGTTGTGAAAATATCAGGACTAGATAACCCATACATCTCCTCTGTAAAAATGAGAAGAACAGTAAATCATCTCTCTGAAGCATCTCAAAAATCAAGATTGTTTGGTGAGTTCTCTGCTCAAAGTGGACTTGTTTATCCCGAGTTTTCAAAAGATACTCATATTATCGATCAATTTCCTATTCCCTCTCATTGGAGAAAGTTTGTTAGCATTGACTTTGGATCAAGTCATCCTTTCTGCGCTCTTTGGATTGCTGAAGCTCCATCTGGTTATTATTCATCAGATACAACTCTTATTGTATATCGAGAATTATATTGGGTAAATAAAACAACAATTGAAAGTGGTAGAGAAATAAATAGAATCAACAAGATGAATGATGAAGAGATATATTGGTATGTAGCAGATCCGGAATCTAAAGATGGACGTCTTACACTCGGGAGAGAATGTAATATAAGAACTCTTCCGGCACCAAAGCACCTCGGCGTTAATGAGGGAATTAATATGGTTCGAGAATATTTACAAATATCTGAAGATGGAAAAACTAGACTTTTATTTACTCCTAATGTAAAGAATACACTTCGTGAATTTCGACTCTATAAATGGGATAATAAGAGCAAAAAAGATGTTGTGAAAAAAACAGATGATCATGCTATGGACAGTTTGAGGTATATGATAATGCAATTTATGAGATATAATGCACACAGATAAAGGAGGTTTTTATGAGTGATAATTATTTCATTAGGGTATACAATGCTATATTAGGAAAACAATATGCTAAACAGATTGAAAAACCTAAAGAAGAAAATCGGGGAGCAAGCTGGAATAGTGTTGGAGGTGTTCAAAATACATTCTCGGCTCAAAAATCAATGGATGCATTTGGTATACATGGTTATACACATGCAGGGGTCAAAAGACTATCTCAAGATCTAGCTGCTCTTCCTTTGAAATTGATTAAAGGCTATGGGGATAAGGCTGTTGAAATAATGGATCATCCTGTTTTAGATCTTCTGAGAATGCCTACAACTGATACAGATGAGTTTTTATTCAGAGAACAAATAACTATTGATCTTGTATTAAGTGGAAATTGTTATATTCTTTTATTGGGAAGTTCTGAAAGACCTGTTTCAATGGTTCGTTTGCATCCAGAAGAAGTTAAGATTGTAACAGATCAACAGAAAGGTCTTATTGGATATGAGCATAATTCATCGGGGTCGGTTGTTGTATATCCTCCCGATAGAGTTATACATGGAAAGAATGCAGGTTATCAAAAAGGAAATCAAAGTCTATATGGATGCGGATCAATACAACCATTAGCAAGAGAGTTAGATGCTGATCTAAATTCTCAGAAACTCGTATCAGAAGCAACTCAAAAAGGAAGACCCGATGTTCTTCTATCACCAAAAGAAGACGGGGATATATGGAACAAGGAAGTCCGCAGACAGATTCTTGATCAATATTCAGGAATGCAAAAAAGCGGAGGAGCGATGGTTTTATCGGGGCAAGTCAATGTTGATCTTCTACAATTATCTCCGAGGGAAATGGAATTCCAAGCATCTCGAACATTTGCAAGAGAATCGATCTCTGCAGTTTTAGGAATTCCTCCCTCTGTACTTGGTCTCCCCACTGCAAATTATGCGCTCGGACGACAACAAGCAATTGAATATTGGAGTAACCAAATCAAAAGAGGAAAGAGAATAGGGTTATTATTTACTCGGATAGCTAGACTTTGGGAAGAAGATTTACATTTTGAGCATGATTATTCTGAGGTTGAGGCATTGCAATCAGTAAGGGATGCGAAACTTCTAAGAGTTGAAAAGCATGTTTTTATGGGTATATCTCCAGAGGTAGCCTATGCTGCTGAGGGTCTTGAATATCCAAGAGCACAAAAAGAAGCTCAGGATATAGGAGAAGAAGAAGAAGAAAATGTTAGGCTCTTAAGATTGTTTGACCAAATAAGTCAAGATAATTATACCGATGAGGTCAAATTATTTTCTTCAGAATATCGATCTGATATTGAGGTCGTCAATGTCCCATCAAACCCACAAGTCCAGGAAGAAGAAGAGATCCTCAAAAGTATATTGGGTCTTCCTCCAAACTGGAGAGACTATCAAGAGGCTCATCTCTTCTTTAATAGCAATCAAGATCAAATGAAAGAGGGGTATTATATCAGAATAGGAAGAAGATTAAACACTGATGACATTCTCAATGCAGCACCTGAGACTGGAAAAATAGCGATATTCAAAGACCTTTTAGATCTTGCTGTTGATCATCTCAATGGGAGATTTGGAAGACCCCCAATCACAGAAGAGGAGAGAAGATCAGCATATCAAATCATTGTACAATATTTTGATGTTTTGAAAATGAGTGCTCCTGCTCTTTTGGATAGCTATTTAGAATTTGATAGTAAAAAAAAAGATCAAAAATCACTGTCAGAAAGTGAATGGATCACTTTTGACATTGGTTACGCTGAAAAGCTTAGATTAGAATATCCTGAAATATGGAATACAGACAGTTCTCTTCGATCAAATGAGCAATATAGAAAACTATCTGAGGGCAAATCTATCTCAGCAATACAACAAAGAGAAAGATGGTTAATGAGACATGCCAATGATACAGATGTGTTTCTCAATGCTGAATATCCGATCAATATAAATACAATCTCTCCTATCATCTCACAAATAAAATATCTTGCTGTTGGTTCTTTGGGTCAAACCAAAATGAAAAGAACGATAAACAAAGTCAAAAGACAAATTGATACTGATAAGAAAAAAGAGAATAGGAATAAGCGACTGTGGAATAAATGGATAAAAAACTCTCAAGGAAAAGCAGAAAAAGATCTTTTAAGAGCATTCAAAAGTTATTTATCAGCTGCTAAAAATAGATATGCAAAACGCATTAATGAAACAAAGACAAAAAGTATTCCCATAGTATCAAGAGCAGAAGAATTTCCTCCTCCAGAAATTCTCGATAAACAAAGTCTTTTAGATCTTGTTAATGAAAGAAAAGAGCTACAAAAAGCGGTAGGCGATAAATGGTTAGGATGGTGGATGCTAACAGGAAATCAACAGCTTGAAGAAATATATAGAAAAGCAGGAAAAGAAAAACCTCAAGATCTTATATTTGGGAATAGAGACTATGGTAAAAAACTATGGAATGATTCTGTAATGGATATTACAAGCAACACGGGAAAAGAGATCGCTCGGATAGTTCAACAAGGTCTTGAGAATGGTTTGTCTACAGAAGAGATTGCATTAAATCTCAAAAATACAGATCAGAGTGGGATCTTTGATTTGGGAAGAGCAAACAGAATAGCTAGAACAGAAGCTACAAGAGTAGTAAATGAGAGCACAGTAGAATCATATAAGCAATTAGGAAAGGCAGGAATACAAGTAAAAAAACAATGGTTATCTGCTCGTGATGGAAAAGTCAGACCCTCACATGCTGCTCTTGATGGTCAAACAGTAGGATCAAATGAGGACTTTGTTCTTCCTGCAGAATATGGAAGTCATAAAGCAGCATCTCCAGCAGGATTTGATCAAGTTGGAGAGAATGTAAATTGTAGATGCACAGTTATTCCTATTATTGTTGATTAAACATATGTAGATAATTCTATCCAAAGATTTTCCTCGCGAATTCCATAAAATTTTGACATAGCCACAAGAACCCATTTCACACTTGATAATTTAGGGGTTTTCTTTTCGTTTCTCCAAGACCATAAATTAGACTCTGAAATTCCAGACATCTTAGCTATTATGGTTTGATCCCCATGTTCGAAATATTTATCTAGCAATTTTCCCATGTGTTTTCCTACTAAAATATGAAGAGAATTATATAGCATAGTTCATAATTTTATGCCAAACTCAAGCAATTGTTCATAATTCTAAACAATTATAAACTATATTGTATAAAAAAAGATCGAATACTTTTACATATCCGATCTGATGTATCAAAATATATTGATTTTCTTTCTCCTATTCGTATTTAGTTATCAATGCTACATTAATAAATCTTTTTAGGTTCTGAGGTAAAGACCCCCCTACAGCATGATACGCATTAATAAGTTCTTTTTTTGCATCATTAGAAAGGAGATATTTATTATTAAAATAATTAGATATTCTATTATATGGCAAATCGTAATTGTTTTTGATATATTGTAATTCTTCTTGCCAGACTTCAGAGTCTATAACTAAATTATCCTTTGGGAAGTCTTCTCCTGCATAGACATATATCCCCAAACCATGTCGGGCTATGGCCTTTGTAATACATCTTTGTAATGTTGTAATTACATCTTGACTAGTAAGGTCTTTAATAGGTATTGATTTATTGTAATGATTTGTAACTGCAAGATATTCAATATGCTCGAGGTCATTGATTTTTATTCCTGTTTTTACCCATGCAGTTTTTCCATCATGATGATAATTTAAACCATCCTTATTTTCATATACAATAGATATAGCATTAGGATATTCAGATTTTAATATTTTCCAAGCATCAGCCCATGATAAATATTTAAGGTTTGCATTTCCTTTTGTCTCAACATACTCATCACAATTAATTGCTGAAAGAAGTTTAAATATAGATTTGTTCGTCATTGATTTTCCTTTGGTTATTGTAAGGTTATTCCTACATTAATAATATAACATATTAAAAAAACTGTTCCAAATAATGCAACACTATTTTATAAAAAACGACAATATTTTGATTTTTTCCTATTAAATAATTGTGTACAATCTCCTCCTTTGGTATATTGGCAAGTGAGGATCAAATGAAAAAACACACTTATATCGTCAAAAGAGCAAAGTCAAAAAAGCGACAAACTGATCGAGTATCATTTGTTGCAAGCACAGCTACTCCAGATCGATATGGGGATATTATAGATCAAAAAGGGTGGGACACATCAAACTATACAAAAAATCCAGTGGTTTTGTTGAACCATGATTCTACTCAACTTCCGATCGGTCGAGGAAATGTATCAATAAAAAATCAGCAGCTTGTAATTGATGTTGAGTTTGATGATGATGATCCAAGAGCACAGGAAGTAAAAAGAAAAGCGCAAAATGGTTTTATGAATGCAGTTTCTGTTGGTTTTCGACCTCTTGAAAGCAAATCAAGATCAGAACTCTCAAAAGATAATAAATACTACGGTCAAAAAGGAATGTATTACAGTAGAGCAGAATTATTAGAAGTTTCTATTGTAACAATCCCCGCAAATGGAGAGGCAACTATGCTCGAGCAAAAGTTTTTTAATACAATGAAAGAAGAGCTACTTTTAGAAATGAAAAGTATCATTAAAGAAAATATGAATATCTATAAGCATATTTTAGAAGTACGAGAAGAAGATGATCGATATGTTGTTTCTTTTGCCAAAGCAGAAATTGAAGAACCAGAAGAAATTGAAGAAGAAGAGGAAATAATAGAAGAAGAATATAAAGAAGAAGAAGAAGAAGAGGAAAAAGATCTGTCTGAAGAAAGTACAGAAGATATGACAGAAGAAAAAGCAGAAAAAGAAGAAGAAGAAGAAGAGGAAAAAAATTATATAGATTCATTAACTGAGGCGTTCGCCTATATACTCACAGCATAGTAGGAGATTTCACTATGGATAATAAAAAAATAGATGAGGCTAAACGTCTGATTTCAGGCATTGTCTCTCATCAAAAAAATACTGATGATCGTTTGAGAAACTTTGAGGATCAAGTCAAAGATCTTAAGATGGCTCAAAAATTGCTAGCTGAAGGTCAACAAAAAACTTATCAGCCAGAAGTTCATAATAATGACTTTGCTTTAAAGCAATATCAGAAATCTGATGGATCTATTCAATGGAATACATCTACAGTTTCAAAAAATATTACAGGTCAAGGTCGAGTAAATATCGAACAAAAAGGTCTTCTTGATGCTGATGTTTATGCTAACCAATGGCACGCTGATCTCTGTAAAATGAATCAAGATCGATCACTTGCTCGAATGATGATGAAAGATCCATATACTCCGAAAGCAGATATGAAATTGTACTCTCATCTTGAAAAAGCTCCATCTTTTATGAAAAATGCAGTAACAAAAATCTTTTCTGATAGTGCAGGAATCGGAGAGGAATGGATTCCGGACGAATTTAAAACAGAATTGTATCAAACTTTTCAAGTTCCAACTGGACTCCGTGCATTACTTCCTACTGTACAAATGCAACGTA